CTGACCACCAGCATTTCTGTTTTTCAAATAGTAGTAAGTACTACTCTGATTTCCATCATAACCAGCGGAACTAGTTGCCAACCAAGTATTCCAAGGTGTGGCCTGAGCTCCGTCAGAAGAATACATAACTTCAATCCAACCTTTAGAGGCATATGTTCCATATCTCACTGTGAATGCATTTCCACTCATAAAATTAGGAGTTTTCATTTTATAAAGTCCGTCTGCTGCGCCAATAGCTCTTAGTTGTGCTGGGCCATTGACAGCAAGTGCATCACTAGAACCATCCTGCCATTTTCTTAAAATACTAAATGCACGAGGAGTTGTATTTCCTGTTCCATCGTTTGCTGTTACTGTAAAGTTATGAGTAACACCAGATGAATTATATGTGTCACTTACATTTGGAGTTCCAGTGATTTGACCGTTTGAAGAACCTAAAGAAGTTCCAGCTGGCAATGCACCACTTGTTACAGAGTATGATACAGAACTGCCTTCTGGGTCTGTTGCTGAAAGAGTGATAGCAGACATTGCAACATCTTCAAGAACTGTTCCTAAAGAACCAGCAGCAGTAGACCAATTTGGTGCATCATCAAGAGCAAGACCGTCAGTCAGTATGCTAGCAAGACCAGATGAATTTGTTACTTTCACATCATATGGGTCGCCTGTTGTAAGTGTATCACTACCAGAAAATACGATAGTTAATTGGGTTGCAGAATTTCTTGTTGATGTTGTTGGTGTAACAGTTGCGCCACTAGAATTTACTAGAGTTCCAACAGCACCACCATCAAAGTTCTGTCCAGTAATAACGATAGTTTGTGGGTCAGCACTTTCATCAATGGTAACTGGAGAAACAGAGATTACAAGTGGTGGAGATGAAATCGCCTGCCAACCATTAGCACCATATTGTTCTAAAGTTCCAATAGTTGAATTGTATCGTAAATCACCAACTTGGGCATTAGCACGTTGTGCAGTTGTTCCCTGTGGCACTCTTGACGCCTCAGTTCCTTGCAACTCTACGTTATCTACAATTCCTGTACCTTTAATTTTTGAAATTGGCATTTGTATCTATCCTGTTTCTTTTTATTTAGTCTATATCAAACTCGTGGTTAGCAACGTCTGCTTTATTATGCCTCTGCCATTCCGTAAACTAATAAACGTCCTGTTATAGTGTTTGAAGAATTAGCAGAACCACCAACAGAAGCAGATACAAGAAGATGAATACCCGAATAACTGGTAGTTTGATTAGTACCAGCGGCATAATGAAATGTTGTTACATCATCATCAGCATTAATAGTATAATTTCCTGTTCCACTTACATTTGCTCGAACAGTATTAAATGGGTCGTATACATTCATTTCCTGATAGTGTTTATGGCCAACCTCTAAATCATCGTCCTCAATGACCCAATGAGTTTGATCGTTTGCCATTTTTTCTCTTAAGGCAGTGTCATTGTCACGCCCAACAACTACATAATCAATTGAAGATGTTGTATCAATTGAACCATCTGATGCTTTAATCCACTGAAAGTGGTTAGCAACATTGGTTACTGAGTTTGAGATTTCCCAAATTAACTTATAATGATTGTAGTCTGCACTAAACAAATTAGTTGCGCTAAAAATACCGTTTGAACTGCTGAGCGTAACCTTTTTTATAAATTTAAACCCACCATCACCACCAACGCCAGCTGGTAACGCAGTAACATTAGTTAGAGACTGATTGTTTATTTTTATGAGCGCCATTATGGTTTCTCCGGCCATGTAACATCATTCAATGATGTTGCATCATCTGTTATATCTCTTAATGCTTGTCTGTATGTTTTCCATGCATCACTCATGGTTACATCAGAGTTTGCCATCCAATCAGATTCAACAAGCATTTCATTTCTTGTTTTTCTAAGAAGTTCTAAAGGTTCTGCATCATTTAATTCTTTTAATTTATCAGAAACTTGTTTCCACGTTACACCAAAATCGGATGGGTCAGTAGAAACGATTGCTATACCTTCACTATCTGCACCAGTGACTTTAGAAAAAGCACTATTGAATTCTGATTCTGTTGATGGTTCACCGTTTAGTGCCCAATCATCAATTCCAAGTTTTACTATTGCATCTGTTACCGTTGCCATTATTTTTTCCTATTGTGATATTTCTCTAGCAATTAAAACCGCACCGCTATGCCCTGGCGCAGTAGTGGTAGTTGTTTGTATTCCATATATAGCACTTGCACTTTTAACATACGGTTCAAAAGTTCTTGCAGTTGTTCCAGTCGAAGCAACTTGAAGCATCTGAGATACAGTTCGCCACCCAGCATGATCACCTGTGTAAGTTTTTGACCCAAGATCCGTAGCTGAAGAAGTTGTCTCATGGAATGCGATTTGCACATTGTTACTGCCTGTATTCGTAACCACATGAAGTTCAAGTTCAATCATTGAATTAGAATATTGTGGTGTAATCGAAACACTGTGACCTGATGAAACAAAAGCACCACTATTACTAAAACTTTTTCTTGCTGCGCCGAAAGGAGAATAGATGGATTGCACAATTGAGTTTGCTGATGGTGCAGGCACCACGTTTGTTAAAGCCGAACCATCAATTGCTGGTAATGCGCCAGTCAACTTTGACGCTGCCATTGCAGCAATCTTGGCATCTGTCACTGCACCACTGGCAATCTTTGCAGTAGAAACTGTTCCGTCACTTGGTGTTCCAATATTAAGAACATCTCCAAGTGCCATGATAAAGTCGATACTATCAGAACTTGTTAGAGCAGAAGCAAATGTGATTGTTGAACCTGATACTGTGAAGCTATCTTGTGGAGCCTGCATAACACCATTGAGTGAAACCAACAAATGATTTGCACTAGCAGGAGAGTATGCACTACCACCCAACAACAAGTTATACGTTGCAGTAGCAGATGTTGTAATAGCATCTAACTTAGAGTATGCACCTGTTATCGGTTGTTGTCCTATGAATGGCATTATCTAATTTCCTTTTTCATATTTAGTCTGCTTCTGCAATGGTTAGGTTGCCGTCTGACACTTCTTTCATAACGGCATCATATAAATCGTTTCCAACAACATTAGGAAAAAATGTCCATAAGTTAGAACCGTCCAATCGAACCTTAATCTGAGAATCATCTATACCTTCTACATTATAATACTGGGCGGATGTTATGTTATAATCCATTTTACAATTCCTTTTCCGCTATATTTGTTTTAGCAAACCAATATTGCCTTCCAGAATTATTTGACATAGCGAGCATTCGACACCCAAATTCTGTTATATCCGCTGCGGATACACTGGCAGTGTTGCTAGTATTACTTGTTGACCCAATAGTAATGTTTGGAGCATCTCGCATTTGAGTCATAAAGTTTATTCCAATTTGAGCAGACGCACTCTGGCTGGCCGCAGTTGCTGTGCCAGCACCACCAGCTGAAAAGATTTGATAATACCTTTGACAAAGTGTAAACTCTTCTCCAACTGAACGGTGCTCGAAATCTGTAGCAGTTTCGCCAACCTCAAGCTGTACGCCTGTGATTTGCCACGTTGCATTAAGTGTGTTTTGAAACTGTGCTGTTTGCCCATAGGCAAATCCAGCTAAATTATAGTCTATCCAAGAAGTGCTATCCGTACTTGTCATGTCTGAACCCGCACCCAAATTAAAATATATAGTTAGCCCTGCTGTATTATCGTTTATAAACGCAACAGAAGTATCACCGTCAAAAGTGATTGTTTTGAGTTCCCAAGTGTTAGAAGAATTTATGGTATAGGTAGAAGTTATAAGCCTGGTTGAAGCGTTTGTTGCGTAAAAAGCAACACTATATGTTCCTGTTAGCGAACTCTTAACATAAAAAGAAAGAGTTACTTTTTTCGCAGAAGAAGTACCGTACTGTAAATGTTGTAAATCTTGACCCTCTATGGCATAGGTTATGCTAAAACGGTCAGCAGCCGCTACTGCCCCTTCCGCTGTAGTGGTAGTTAATTTTAGACTATTTGCAAATCCATCAGGCGCATCTGTGGTGGCGGGGCCAACTTGTGCGTGAGTAAACTGGGCAGTTCCAAGACTACTTTCAGAGTGACGAAACCTATCTACAGTTTTGTAACCCGAAGTAGTCACGCCAGTCTCACTCGTTCCCCTCTGCGCTATAGTCATCGCACCGTTGGTCACAAGATTCCTACGACCTAAGTTGGGAACAACTTGATTTTCTACAGTTTGTATTTTACTTAATGCCATATTTGTCTCCTACCCTATAAAGTGCCCAGTAAAAATTGCGCCTTCAACAGTGTTGTCACCTTCTACAGTTCCAGTAACAACGGAAACTTCAACGTAATCATTAACAGTTAAATCAACGATAGCAGTAGCGTTAATGCCAACATTACCAACTGTTCCACCAGTGCTTGTACTTCTAAATCCTAAAAAAGCAGTTCCGTTCTTTTTAAATTCACAATGAGTTGCTGTTTGAGAATTATGCCTTGCTGTAAAACTAACAAGGTAGATACCAGCAACTGGTGCTGTCATTCGTGTGCCACTATATGCGCTCCCTTGGTTTACTTCTAAAGTATTAAATGTAATAAGCCCTGAACCAGCGTCACCATTTGTTTTTTTAACCCGCCATGCAATTACATTTGGCATACTTACACGCCCACTGCTATCAATCGTCATAGCAGTGTTAGTACCAGTGCTATCCTTTATGGTAGTCAAGTCTAATTCTGTTGTTCCAATCTTGGACTTTGTAACAGAATCGTCTGCTAACTTTGCAGTAGAGATAGTATTATCGGCTGGAATAATTGAACTTTCTTGTGTTCCCCCAATATGAAGAACATACATATCCAAACCAGCTGCTGGTGCATTACCACTTCCAAAATCTAAAGTTGTTCCACTCACTGTATAAGCAGTAGTAGGTTCTTGGCGAACATTACCTACGAATACTGCAATATCAGTTGGGGATGCAACTTGTTTACTTAGTGTAAATTGTGTGGTTGAACCGTTTGATGTCAAAGTATCTTTGACAATTGTTGCAAAACCAGCGGTTGGACTTTTTCCTATAAATGGCATATTATATTACCTTTATGCTTTTTCCATGAAACCAAGAACGACATCTAGTGCAGAACCAGTTCCAGCTTTTACTTTGAGGATGTCTGATGCTTCTAAAATATACTTCTGTCCAGCAAGCGTTTCTAGTGTAGTATTCGCTGGGATACTGACATTCTCTAGTAGTTGAAAGTCTGCCGATGCAGAACCATCTCTGAATTGTACTTGAACTGTGACTGCGTTTGATGTTTTGTTTGCAATCGCCAATCCTAAGATAACTGTTTGTGTAGAAGCAGGACAAGTATATAAATTTACATATCCACTATTGGATACGTTTGCCAATGCTGCGTTTTTAAAAGTGTTCGCCATTTTATTTTCCTATATTATCCTAATGCAATAGCCAGAGCTGTTGCATCGTCCTCTGGATCAAAGTTTAGTTTTGCTTTGGTAACATTTGCATCTGCGATTTTTGCTGTTGTAATTGCTCCATCTGCAACAGTATTTAGTGTGTTCGTACCATTTAATTGTATTACTTGGATGTTATTTGTTCCACTTGGTGGAGCAGAAGTAAAGTTAATAGTTGAACCAGTAACAGTGTATGCATATGAAGAACCATATCTCTGATAAACATTGTCAATAAAGACTGCATAGTTTGCCGCTGTGTTTGCAGCAGGAGTTCGTGTTAGTGTAAATGCAGTTGCAGAACCAGTTCCATTGAACTCATCAATATGTGTATTT